GTAGGAGCGTGCGTTACTTCAGATACTCCATCGTTTACTAATATTTTTTGAGGATCTTCTACTTTCACAGGAAATGTATAACCCGAGTTTTTTAAATCATCAGCGCTATTGATAGCTCTATGTTTCGTTGTAGTGCGTCTCCAGGCTTTGTCCCAATCAAAAGTTTTCATAGGATATACACAACTAATCACATCTTTATCTTTTTCTAACATTGTAAAAATTGTTTTAGCTTGAAAGTCTATGTCTGAATCTATGAACAATAAATGTGTGTAGTGATCTGGGTGGTTTAACATCTCAGCTACACACAAGTTTCTACCTTGTGTAACTAAAGAGGATTTCATCAAAGTAAAACTAACTAATATTTTTCTTTGCATACATTCCTGTTGAAACTTCAATACAGCTTGACAGTAATGCATTGATACGTCGCTATGCACGGGTGTGCATACCATTATTTTGTACGGAGATAATGTGCCAACATTGATCGTGGTAACTTGCGTGTCATCGGGTTTCGCAGATGGCTTATTAAACCAGATGGGTTCATTGTTAGCGCCTTGCGCTTTATTGCTTTTTTGCATTTACCGCTCCTTCCAAAAATCTTTTCCATGATGTCCCTATTTTATTCCAACCATAGTATGCCTGTGCATAAGCAGATTGACACTCTAAATGATTGTGTATTTCTTCTCTATATAAACTTTCAGCAGCAGCATCTATGCCATATGCAAACTTTCGAGCTAGCATTTGTCTATCGTCTTCGTAAGGTATATACATCGGAAACTCTGCACCTGTTTCAAACAAAGCTCCATAATTAGTTGTAATACAATACAATCCTGCAGCCATAGACTCTAATAAGGATATACAAAACGTTTCTTCAAATATACTTGGATACACGTACATGTGATAGTTGTGTATGTTATCTTTTATATAACCGTTTGATTTATAACCTATGTAATTAACATTAGGTAATTGTTTTGCTTGCTCGTATAGATTTTGATAATTATGATCATTTCTATCGCAGAAATCTTTACCATATATTTCACAAGAGGAATACACATCTAAACTTATTAACGGATTCTTAACTAGCTGCATAGCGCCTAGCAATACAGATAGTCCTCGCCAGGGTGTATTTTGATGTATTATTTTTATAGGTTTACCTTTCTCATACGGTTTAGATTTCTGTATTTTATCTATACCATTTTTAATTACTACTGATTTATTTGTAGGAATATCGAAATGATTTCTAAATTTTTCATAAGTCCAATGACTATTAAACACATACCAATCATACTTGTTATGATTAGATTTGTCTTTAAACCAAGGATATAAATTAGCTTGATCGTAAGAATTTTTTTGCCATAGTATATTTACTTTTGTAGGATGTAAGGGTATTTTTTCTGGCACAGATGTACAGATCTGTACTTCGTTTAATAATTTATTATCGACGTATTTTTTCAAATAGTCTTCTTGTAACTCTGTTCCGCCCTTAGGGTTTTGGTTTATCATTTTTTTGATTCATCACTTTCTGCATTATGTCTAAGCCTTTCGGTGAAACTTGTACTGTAACGTCTTGCACAATATCAGGTCCCTCTTTCTTTTCTTTAAACACTTCGTTAGTTTTAGTATTACGCCACGTAGTTATCGTAGTGCAATCTATCTTGTATATGTTATCCGTTTTCATTCTCTCTGTTTATTAAAGCATAACTTACTAGGCCTTGTATTTTATTACTGCCTGTAGCTGCTTGTATAGTTATAGCATCACCTGCTTCTAAATTCAAGCCTTGAGGTGTTGCATTTACTTGCGACTTAGCAGCTAAGTCATCTCTAAAAAATTCATATTCGGTATTAGAATCTGATGAATCAACAAAATTCATATTTACTATTATAGAAGATGAAGCATCATTATTAGCACAATACACACTTTTGACTATAATCGCTGCATCTGTAGGACAAGTGAGCACTGTTGCCTTGGCTGTATCAGCTTGTTTAAAACCTTGGTTTTTATAAAATATACTCATGATAAAAAATAGTTAAATGCATCCTGTTCGTTTTTTAAATCTTGTTGAAAAGAAAAATTAAGCTGTTGTTGTAAAGTATTTAAAGACTCTAATATCTGTCTTTGATTTTCTACATCGTATTCAGGTTTTGGTTCAGGGATATAGTTTGTTACTTTAGCCATTAGAAACTACCTGAATAAGCTGTTGGCTCTTTATCATATTGCGCTCTAGTTCTAGCACCATCAAATCTCTGTTTACCACCACCTGTTTGTTTATTATCACCACCATGAAATGATTGACCAAAATCAGATGTCTGGCCACTATCAACTTGTTTTTTTACTTTATCTAAGAAAGTTCTAGTTTGTTTATCTTTTGCAGCTTTTTGATCTTTAAAGAAATTAAACATGTTTATATTACGGTTGTTCATTTTATTAGCTATGTCAGCATTTGCTCCTGTAAATGAAGTTCCGTCAAAACCTACACCATACGTTTCTTTAGCTCTTTTAATAGCATCACTGTATCTTTTATATTCATCCTCAATCCTCTCTGCGTAATTTCCCATTAGACTTCTAACATTTAAACCAGCTGCATCTTTTAACAAACCACTTCTAGGATCCACACTTATGCCTGGTATATTACCTTTCATTCTAGACTCAATAAATTTTCTATCCATATATGGAAGGGTATTAAATTTATCTAGACCTCTTATAAATCTCATACCAGGTATAAAATTAATTAATGTATCTATGCCGCCTTTAAGTGTTTGAGGTAATCGTTGAGTAATAAAATCTTTTGCTTGTGATAAGATACCTTGTGGTTCTTTAAAGACATTTCTTTGTTCGGCTATTCTTGGATCACCTAAAGCAAATTTTTGACCGCCTGCCATTACAAATGGAGGTTCAAATGTTTGTCCTACTGTTGACTGTGTAATACCTGTATTAACAGGCACAGGTTGTAAAGGAAAGTTAGTGGCAAATCCAGATTGTGTGTTTCCGAAGTCTGTTCCTTGATTTGAGAGATTAAAATTTTTAATTATATTTTCTTTAATAACATCAGCCGGAACTCTACCCTCGAATTGACTTATATTAACAAAAGGAGAAGAACCTGTATTAGTGTTGACAGGCAGACCTGTGATAACATTGATATCTGGTTCTGCTGCACCAGCAGCTGTAAAAGGATTAACAAAATTTAATAATCGTTGAAAAAAATTTGGATCGTCTTCAACAGGTTGTGATTGTATTTGATTATTATTTTGTTGAGCATCAAATATCATTTTTTGAACTTCAGGATCACTGTCTCGTGCAGCGCCCATAGTTTTATCTGAAATACCCATTTTATATAATGACATTATCTTCTTCCATCCGGTTGTGCATCTAATCTAAAGGTGCCATATCTCCAAGCTTCACCTGTAGATGTATTAGCTATCTGAATAGATACTAATCGACCTCTAGCTCGGGTATCTATCTTATCAGTGGTTGATGTAATTGTAAAGGGACCTAATGGTGAACTCACCGCAGTATTATCTGGGTAATCGTTCAAAAATAAAGTCACTTCAGAATTACCTCGTAAATATTTAAAGTCAGGTATAAATCTTTTAACCGACATAAAAAACTCTCCATCTCCTCTATAATCTGCCACACCTGTCATCTGTCCTAATGCACTTCGTCTAGATGTAATATCCCAATCTCCAGATCTGATAAAAGCATCGATTGATGTGGTGCCAGAACTGTTGACTTGATCATCACCTTTTTCATGACAATAATAAATAGATGCACCATATAAATTGGTTATACCCGATATTTCTGAAAAAACAGGTGTAGCTGTGGCATCGTAATCGGTAGCATAAGGTTCAGGATATACACCCTGATCTTGATAACTAGATCTGTCTAGGGATGATGTTGTAAATACATTTTCTGAATAGTTATAAGTTACACACCTATCAATCTGTTCTGATCCATCTTTGGGATAGAACCAATTTATCTCTGTATACAGAGCGTTAGGAGATGAGTAAACAATATCGGATGCATCATAGTTAATACCAAGATTATCTCCGTCTGTACTAAATACAAAATCCTCAACTAAACAAGGTAGTGATTTGACTGTACCATCAAATACAAAAAATCCTCCTTCACCCGACATCCACCATACAGCTCCGTTTGCATATGAAACGGCGTTCTGTCCTATACATCCACAGTTTGTACCTACCTGTCTTACAGAAAAAGTAAATGGCGGACCCACAAACTGAATTACATAAGCTGCTTGATCCGTTATACAAAACACATAATCTTTACCTTGAATAGCAGCTACAATC